CGACGCCGCGCAATCACCCGGCGCACCGCCGCAACCTCGAGCCCGAGCTGCTCGCACACCCAGACAAAGCGCCGCGGTTCGTTCGCCTCGTCCGCCACCCAATGCTCGGCCGCGGCGATGATGTCCTCGCGCAGCGCGGCGGCATCCTCCGCCGATAGTCCCCGCAGTTCGAATGCGGCCGGGCCGTCCAAGATGTCCTTGACCGCTTGCGCGATCACCGCCAGCCACACGCGTCTGGGCCAGCGGATGCCGAGGTAGTGCTCGGCATAGACGTCAGTGGGATAGAAGCTGCGCGCGGCGATCACGGCAACTGTGCCATCGCAACCACGGAGCCGACGATGAATAGCCACGGGCCGGCCGCCGCCGCACGCGGCCCGATGATGAAGCAGACCGAGCCGATGATGTAGCAGAGGAAGGGCAGGTAGGTCATACCTTCTCCCCGCGCTGCCACGCGGCTTCGATCTCGAGTTGCAGGTTCGCCAGAGCGCGCCAGGCGAGGCCTACCGAGTGCCGCTGGCCGTCGTCGAGCCCTCCGACACCGGCAAGATGGCGCGCGATGCAGTCCCGGTGGTCGCTTGATTTCTCGCGGCTCCAGTGCAACGGCTCGCCGGGATTGTGCTTCTCGTTGCTGCGGTGGCTGTGCCGCGCGACCGCGGCGAGTGCGTCGGGGAAGTAAGCGAACAGACCCAGGTACATCGGAACTTCCTTCCGCTCGGCTGACGTGAGGCTCTGCAGCCAGTTGCCGGGCTGCACCGGCCCCCGCTCCGGCGGAGCATAGTCAGCCACAGGACCGTCATGCGTGTCTTCCATCTGACGCGCAATCTCGATCCGCCCGGTGGCGTTGGTTGCGATCATCATGGCAGTTTGCTCCCGTAGTGCGCGAGCAGCACGGCTTCCGCGCGCCCGTCGTCTTTCTTGCGCGCCCAGAGCGCGGAGTGTTTCGGGAAAAGCATCGACGCCTTCTGGCGCGACAGATCCTTGTTCTCGGCGCCGCCGCGCAGTCCGTACATCTTCTTCCAGACCTGCGGCACCACCAGCACCATCGGCAGGTCCAGGGCCGCTACTGCCATCTGCGCCGCGCCCGCGGCGAACCCGAACGCGAAGGACGACGCCGTGCCCGCCCCGCGCTGCTGGCCGAACTTGTCGCGCATCGGCGGCATGGCGTTCACGTTCTCGATCGTGACTCGGATGATGTGGCCCACCGCATCCCAGCCCCGCAGCTCGTGGCCGAGCCGATACAGGTCGATGCGGTTCTTCCCGTTGATCTCGTGCGTCGGCATGTCGATCACCAGCAGCATGTCGTCCGCCGGCCGCCAGATGGCGAACGCGCCGCTCATGCCCGGGTCAACGCCGACATACGCTGGCTCGCCGATGTTCATCGGTTGAGGATGATCGCCACGGAGTCGATCGCCTCTTCGATCGTCTCGACTCGAAACGGCATCGCCTCGAAGATCATCGGGTGTTTGTCGTGCGGGTTGCCCGTCGACTCGATCGCCACGACTGCGGGTTTTTGCAACGCAAACGCCCAAGCCAGCTCCATGATCGTGCCGCTGGAGCGTTCCTTCAGGTCGAGCAGGTTCACCAGCAGCGCATCGCAGCGCCGCACGTCATTGAAGTCGCGCGTCATGATGCCGCGCGAAGTAAAGAACGCGCCGTAGGCCGAGTAGTCGGTGAAGTCCTTGCTGATCTGGCCGTTGTTGCGCCGGCCAAGCAAGGACTTGGCCCGCATCGGGTCGAGCGTCTCGATGCCGCGCGCCTCCAGCAGGGCGCGTGCCTGGACCCGCCAGTCGGTCGCATCGTCGTAGGACAGCCCGGCGATCGCGCCGGCGAGATAGACGAGGGGCTTGCTCATTGCCCCGCCACTTTCGTGTAAACTCTGCTTGGTTTCATCAGTGCATGGTCTCCAGTTGTACGGCTCGCAGCAGCGCGAGCCATGCTTGGCCAAGAAGCGGCGATGTTTGATCCCGCGCTTTCGCCTTGGCATCCTTTTCGCTGACGTCAGACAGGCGGCCGAGGTACATCGGGAAGTGCCCATCCAACGGCCCGAGGAAAAAATGGTAGATGACGACCCAGTCGCGGGAGGTATGCACCAACTCGGTGACGGTGACCAAGGGCGGCGCACCGCCCTCCCCCGGATCTTCCTCGTCCGCGAGCGTCTTTAGCTGAATCACGAAATCAGTTTCGCACGGAATCCCCGGAAGTCAAGCCCGTGGGTCGAACAGACGCGCGTCCGCCCCGCACCCCAACCGCCGCATGTGGCCGGCGCTGTGCTGGTCGGTCTTTTCGGCGATTGTGTATGCGCTCTCCTTGTGCATGCACAGCTCGAACAACGCGGTCACGCGGAAGTGAGCGCAGTCCATGCAAGCCGGCACCTTCAGCGTCACCATAGTCCCGGGAACCTCGATCACGATACGTACCTCTCCACCTCACGCGCCGTCGTGCGCAGGATGTCGAGTAGCGCTTCGCGCTGCGTCTCCGGCGCTTTGCGCACGGCAGCCGAGATGCGGTTCACCTCGCCGAGCAGGTCTTCCAGCGACGGCCAAGCCTCGGCAGTGATCCGGGGCAGTTCCCGCCCGGCCAGGGCGGTCTCCTCGGATGCGCGCGCGACGGTGCGCATCTCGGCAGTGCTCGGTGCCGCAGCTTGGGGCGTTCGAACGCCCCGAGTTGGCGATTTCTCCTGCGCCTTCCGGTAGTTGGCGAGCCGCAAGGTGAGCTTCGCCCGCCGCGCCTTGGCCGCCTCGGGGTCGATGTGCCACTGGATCAGGCGCTTGCCCCACTCCCGCTCGGCGGGTTCGCCCTCAACCTTCACCGCCTTCAGGTGCGCATCCCACCACGGACGCGCCTTGGTCGAGGAGTAGATGCGCCGGATCGCCGCGTCGTCGATCTTGCGGCCCTGGTACTCCGGCGCGGCCTTGATCGCCAAGACGAAGGCGCCGTATGCAGCGGCGCCAGCGGAAACCATCTTCATCTCGTACTGCTTCATGCCGCCGGCTTCGGCGGCGTGCGCGGCGCGCTCGTGGCCGGCAGCGGTGCGAAGCGCGAGGTTGATCTCGTGGCTGGCAGTGCTGCTCATCGACGCCCCCCGCCCGCGCTGCGCACATGGTACTGGCCGCCCTTGGAGAGGCTGGCGTGCCAGCTTCCCGCCGTCATGTACCGGGACTTGACGTCGCTCGCGATCGCGGCCTTCTTGTCCTTCAGGACTCCTGCCGCTTGCATTGCGCGCGGGTCTCTCATGCTTCCTCCGCTTCGCCATCGGAAGGCATGTGCCAGTCCGAGGGCACGCCGGCGTCCTCGAGCGCGGCGCACTCGGCGCGGCGCTCCGGGCCGACATAGGTGGCGGCGAGCGTCACCAGTTCCATGTGCGAGAGGCGCGCAAACTCCGGATGGCGCGCGCAGAACGCTTCGGCCAGGTTCTGCTCCTGGTCGGCACCGCGGCGCAGCGGCCCGGGGGAGTAAGTGTCCTGGGAGACCTTGACGAGCGACTTGCTGTTCAGCAGCACGGGATTCTCCTCTTGTCGTGAGGGTTAGGATGCGCAGGAATCAGCATAGCCGATCGCGGCAGCGTTGTCAAGCCCTGCTCCGCGCCGTCCGCGGCGCCGCCAGCCGGGCAACCTCCGCATCGATCTCTCCCTCCGTCACCCCGCCCGCGGAGATCAGCCAGGCCCGGTTGTAGGTCAACTCGAGGAAGAGCACCACCCGGGCCTCTACAGAGGGCTCCTGCGCGCGCAGGCGGAAGCGGGCCGCGTTCTTGACCAAGCGCAGTTCCAGCGCGTTCCAGCCCAGCCAGAAGGCCCTGGTGCGGCCCCAGCGCCTCGGTGTCCCTTCGGGGGCCAGCAACTTGAAGTTGATCCACAGCGGGGAGTACGACGGGGTGTGCTCGGCAGGCGGCCGTTCGTACAGGGTCCAGCCGGAGAAGACAGCGACGGCGCGGGACCGGGCAGGAATTGTCGGGTTCACAGAATTAACAGTATACCGCAAAAATCCGGGTTCGGGAATTAACGGCGTGGGCAGGGCTTAATTCTGCCGTACGCTGCGAGCGCGGGCGGTAGCGGAAATACCTCTATGGAGAGAGTTATCCGCGCGCAGCAGGTACGGCAAAGCCCTGAATTATTAAAATCGGTAGACGAAAGGCTCATAGGCAGAATTAAATCCGGTGGACGAAGGTCTCATAAGGTATTTAATTGCGCACGTCCCGGGGGCTGGCTAAGAGCGTTGGGCGGATCGAGTGCCGCGGACGGGGACCGGCGGCCGGGCCTCTCGTCAGGTCCGATCGTCAGGTCCGGCGGATTGCGCCAGCGCCGACCGCCAGGTCCGATCGTCGGGTCCGACCACCAAGTCTGGCGGATTGCGCCAGCGCCGACAGACATCGGTCGGACCGGCCGCCAGGCTCGACAGATTGCGCCAAGCTGCCAGCCCGCCCTTGTCGCGTGCCGGCAGCTTGGCGCGATCGGCTATC